AGATCCTGACTTTATAAATGATCTTTCTAGAATCTATATCTCAATGAAGACAAGTGTAGATGAAAATTTTGAGATAGAGACATCTGATACTGCAATGGCCATGTCCGACGGCGACGTGCCAGGGATAGTTATAAAGTCTGACCAGGTGAGGATTGTAGCGAGAGAGGACGTCAAGTTTATGGTAGGGCCTGCAGATGATGGAGCAGCTATTGTTTTGAAAGCAGATGGAAATATCGTCTTTATTCCTGGTGCATCGGGTGTTATAAAGCTTGGCGGCGACGACGCTGATAAGGGTATATTGTGTACAGGAATACCGGTATCAGACGTTGGCGACTCTACAGGAGTTGTTGTACCTGCTGGCCCTCTTGGGTCTACATCAGCTGGCTTCTTTGGTCATACGCCTGGCGGTCCTTTTGGGCAATTTGCGACCAAAGTGGTTGTGAAGTAGAATGGGTTCGTTATCTGGAGACGTGTTAACAGTTCTTGATCCAGCAACTGGAAAGATAACAGACGGCGGCAGAGAATCTTTTATAGCTGACACCCAGGATATAATAGAGAATGGCCCAGGTTCAGAGGCAGGAATGCTTGGAATATCTGGAACCTCTGTAGTGTTTAACATAACAGCTCTTTCTGGAGTTGAAACACCTGATGAAATTGGTGCGTCTCTTGCTGATGCCTTTGGACGTGATACACTAGATGAGCATATGGAGGATTTTGAAACGTGGCATAATTTAATAGTTGATGGGATCTATGTTGATCTTGCGACTCAATTTGATATAACTAGTGACTATCCAATACTTCCGATATTCGATCCCACGTTTATAATTCCTATAATCATTGAAAAGATTAAGCTTGAGCTTGATCTTGACATTGACATTGACATCGATATTGATCTAGTCTTGTCGCTAGCGTGGGTCACGTGTATGGCTGAGGGTATGCCACACGAAGATTGTGAAGTTTTTCTGTGCATGGTTGAGTCAATTGGAGATAATTCAACGCTGAGGGAAAAATTTGAGAAAGAGCAGGATGATGGAACAACTCTTTGTGACATCTTTCCTATAACGATAGATTTCCCTCCAGAGTTCGTCTTGCCTACGCTGCCTGAGCTTCCAAGCTTTGCAATACCAGGGATTGGATTGCCAAGTTATGATCTAAGCATTCCTCCTGAGATTCCAGGAATACCTGCATTTTTCGTGGGAATAAATCTTGCCGTGGCACCCTGGTTTATAGATCTAGTTGCATCTTTTGCTATTGACTGGATGGAGCTCCTCCCTTGTATACCATGTCTTATAGAGTGGATTATTGAGAAGATAATAGAGCTAATTATGATGGTTCTCGAGGCTATAGCAGGCTATATATCATTTATAGCATCTATGATAGTGATAATAAAACAGATGGTGGTGTGGGTCGCAGTGGATCTTATCGTCGCAATTTTAGGTCCCGGAATGATAGCTAAGCAGGTCGCATCTCTTCTTGGAGCATAATATTAGCCATTAGTTAGCGTATATTCAACGTACAGCATATTTATTATCTGGAGGGCCTGATGAGCAAAAGAGATATATCTTTCCGTAGTGTGGGCGAGTTATCATCTGATCCTTCTCTATTTCAGACAGTAACTGAGATACCATACGGGATTAAGACTCCGCTGGCATTGGGGACGGGAAGATCTGGGATTTTTGAGATGCATTATGATCCTGTATCACAGCTGGAGGATAATTTAAAAAATCTCATTCTTACAAATAAAGGTGAGCGTCTTTGTAATTACAATTATGGCGCAAATTTAAGACCGTTAACTCTAGAGCTCTCATCTCTTGATGACTTTGATACAGTTGCGATGGAAAGCATAAGTCAGGCTGTTATAAGCCATATGCCATTTATTGAGTTATCATCTTTTTCTTCTGACTTTGGCGGCACATCTGAAGGAGCGTCACCTGGTCCCATGGATGGTGTAGCATTAAGCATGACGAGAATAGATATGCGTATAAAATACAACGTCCCACGTCTTCGAATAGCTGATAAGGTATTATCAGTTTCTATCTATTGTGCAGGATAAAACATGAGCGATAAAAAAAATCAGGTTAAAAGTGTAAGAAGGAATCAGAGATCGTATCTTAATAAGGATTTCGACGCATTTAGAGCTGAAATGGTAGAATATGGTCAGATTTACTTTTCTGATAAGATTAATGATTTTAGTGAAAATGGTGTCGCTGGAATGTTCATAGAGATGGCAGCGATGGTGGGAGATAACTTATCATATTATCTGGACTATCAGTTTAATGAGTTAGATATCTTTACCGCAGTAGAGTCTAGGAATATTGAAAGGCTTGTAAGATCAGCTGGAGTAAAGATACGAGGTGCAGCTCCTTCGACCGTTGATGTTGATTTTTACCTTGAAGCTCCCGCTGTATTGAAAAATAATGAATATGTTCCTGATATCAACTCAATGCCTATAATTCTTGCTGGCACGATACTAGCATCGAGTTCGGGTATAAAATTTGAGCTAGCTGATGATTTAAATTTTACGAAGACAAAAGCAGACGGGACGCTAATAGCGTCATATGTCACGATGAAATCTAACGCAAATGGGAATCCAACATCATTTTCTGTAAAGCTAACAGGGCTGTGCTCATCAGGAATCACATCATCTGAGACATTTACGATACCTGACAAATTTGTCCCATTTAGAACAATAAAGCTTTCTAGTGCAAACGTCTCAGAGATTATATCTGTCTTTGACTCCGATGGCACTGAATATTACGAGGTTGAAGCGTTGACACAAGACACTGTGTATAAGAGAGTCGTAAATGATTCATATGATTCTGATCTTGTCTCTGAGAACATAGAGATGATTCCTGCCCCTAACAGATTTATAACAGTTACAAGTAGAAAGACTGGTTCAACTACCATAAGGTTCGGAGGAGGAAGCGCAGATTCAACAGACGATGATATAATGCCTGACCCAAGCACAGTTGCATTGCCTATGTTTGGAAAGAGAACAACGTTTTCTAGATTCACTCTTGACCCAAACAAGCTCTTAGAGACCAGAACGTTAGGAATCTCTCCAAGAAACACGTCAATATCAGTCAGGTATAGAGCCGGAGGCGGTCTTAATCACAATGTCGCAGAAAAATCTATAACAGCAGTATCGGTACTTTTGACAAAATTTAAAGCATCAGCCTCTGCATCAACAATCGGATCAGTTAGAACGTCAATAGAGGTGAGTAATCCACTTCAAGCAAAGGGCGGTGAAGCAGCACCGACTACAGATGAGATGAGGGCTACAGCGCTTGCTTTTAGAAATTCACAATCGAGAATAGTTACAAGAGAGGATCTTGTTGCGAGAGTCTATACGATGCCCATAAAATTTGGCAAAGTGTTTAGAGTGGGTATTAGAGATAATCCTAATAATCCACTAGCGTCTGTTGTTTCAATTATAAGCAGAGATTCAAGCGGAAAGTTGATCACGTCGCCTGATTCACTTAAGCTGAATCTTGTCACATATCTTAATCAGTATAGGCTCATATCGGATGCTGTTGATATAGTTGATACTCGTGTCTTAAACTTAAAAATTGAGTATGATGTTGTAGTCAATGCAACAGCAAATAAAAACCTTACGATTCAAAAAGTAAATGATGCTATTAAAAAATATATGGTTATTGAAAATTTTCAAATAGACCAGCCAATAGTGAAATCAGACATAATAAATCTCATATTAAATACGCATGGAATAATATCGCTAGTCCGGTTTAGAGTATCATGTTTATCTGGGTTAGTTGGAAAAAATGAGTATTCACCTGAGGGATTTTCAGTCGATGCAAATACAGATCGGGGATTAATAATTCCTCCGCCAGGATCTATTTTTGAGCTAAAATATCCCGGAGATGACATCGTTGGAACAGCGAGATAGACATGTATAGAATTTTAACAGCTAGCAAAGACACATATATCACAAATAAGATAATCAGCAATAACTTTCGTGCAACAGATGCTAATGTTGGTCAGGCAGCAACTCTTGATCTTTTCAAGCTATATGGTGAGTCAACGTCTGGGTCTAATGCATCTCCAATAGAGATAAGTAGGGCTCTAGTTAAATTCAACTTGGATCCCATTAGAAGGCTAACTGGATCTTTTTTAGATATAGGTCATTCATCATTCAAGTGCACACTAAAACTTTTTGACACATATGGTGGGCAGACAGTTCCTTCAAATTTCAAATTAATAGTATTTCCGATGTCAAGATCATTTGATGAGGGAATAGGAATGAATGTTGTAGATTTTTCTGATCTTGACTCATGCAATTTTTTAACAGCTTCAGTAACCGGAACAACGCCGGCTCTCTGGTATCACTCAGGAGCAAATAAGCAAGGATTTCTTGGGTCATCTGATATCGATATTATATCAAGCGGTACATTGAGTGGAAGTAGTGATACACAGAATATTAATCTATGGGCCGAGCAAACTTTTAGCACAGGAGAAGAGGATCTAAGCATAGATGTAACAAGAATAATCTCTGGAACACTTAATGGGCTTATTCCAGATCACGGATTTAGGATATCATATTCAGGATCCGAAGAGACAGATAAGACGACAAGATTTGTCAAGAGATTTTCCTCTGCACAGTCATCTAATTATGCGAAGAGACCAAGACTCGTTGTTCAATATAACAATACGGTACAAGATCATCACGACATTTTTCTATTTAACGTATCCGGATCACTATTCATGAACAATGTTGTGAGAGGTTCATATAAAA